TTGACTAATCAAGTCGGCAATATAACGTGTCTCCGCTTGTGCTGTCTTGTCGAGGCGTTGGTTAACGACACGAGCAAAGGCATACAGAGAGCCAGACCAGTACCATTCTGTGTACATGTTCTGTGGTAGCACCATACGTGCCATCTCTGGAGCAATGCCTACATCAAGCATACGTTCATACTCTGCGATTGCGGAGCGTGTATATGAGCCAATGTGATAATCAATAGTATCGTCTGAGCTACCCTGCTTTACATTGTCTGCCTTAGTGCGCCACGATTGAGGCGTGTAGAACTTAGGTGTATAGTCCACGTAGCGGCGGCTGACTTCATTCCAAGCCAACCCCACTTGGTGTTTGACAAGCTGTCGTGCGACAAAGATAGGGGCTTCAATACGAAACTGTAAGAAGCAGTGGGAGAACGGCGACCAGTGACCATGCTCTGCAAGATACTTGATTAGCTTTTGGTCGGCATCGGACAAGTCCTGTAGGCTACCGTTCTGTACTCGTTGTGATTCTTTATTGAATGAAACACGGGCAGCGTTGACTACTGTCAAGTCACTACCCATGTGGTCGATTAATGTTACCTGCATTTTGCGAAGACTCCCATTATACTATACGTTCTGAACAGAGGCAATAAGCTTTTCCAAATACCACTGTGCTTTTTTCAAATCTTCCACAGGCTTTCCCTTGTACTTGTATCGCCAAAGATATTTCATGGCGTTGCCCTTACAATATCCCTGGAACTCTTCGTCTGACATGCTGGCTTCGATAGCCTTGATTGCCTCAACGCCCTTGGTATTGTAGTGGGCGGGGCTGTTAACTGGGTCATCACTTGGTGTCTGGGTGTATCCAAACCTAGTGTCCAAGTATTGCGTTAATCCGTTTTCTGACATAATCTACTTCTCCTGTCTGTAATACTTTGTATGCAAAGTCTCTCATGTAATGTGCATCTACTCCTGCGTTGACACACACCTCCTCAAAGTCTTCAGCTGTCGTCCCTACCGAAGCAAAGAACCAAGCCGATGCCCTGTCTCGTTCTATTCGTGCAGTCGTAGGCTCACCATCATAGGCTGGCTTAGATGCGTCAAGCAATGCCTGAAGCAACACACACAAGAACAGTGTACGTTCTGGGGACGATTCGTCAGGGCGAAACTCGTCCAAGTGAATTGTTATCTTACTATTTCCCACCCTGTTTGTCAAGCCACGATTGCGGAATGCCTTCATTTAATTTGCAATACATATAGCCGTGCTTGTCACACCAGTCTCCGTAGGTCATCTTGCCTCCCTTGTATAGCTTGCGGGTGGGGTTGTCAAAGACAAACCTGATGTCCATGTCTGGATACTGTGACTTAATGAACAGGTGTTTCTTCCTGTCTTCTGGCATGAACCTGCCCTTGACCTCTAGCACTACGCCGTTAGGTAGGAAGAAGTCAGGGATGTAGTTCTTATCTTCACGCCACTCGTAGGGTAGCTTTTGTTTCTCGTATACGAAGTCAATCTTGTGCTTGTGTAGCTGTTGAGCCGCTTCGTATTCAGAGTTTGATTTGTATTCGTGTTTATATTTTTTTCTTTTGAATCCCATTACACATGTACTTCCTCAACGTCTGGGGTCTTTGCCACAGTGGTCAAGTAACGTACTCCGTTAGAATATTTGAATGCTCTCAGTCCTTGTCCACCATTAGCATCAGACCAGCATTTCTTTTTGTAAGGGCAGAAGACACAGCCCACAACCAACTTGCGGTTACCTGACTTTCCATCTGCCGTGTCGCCGTAGCAACGTGCAGGAGCTTGCTCGCTTTCCACCATGTTCTTGAGGTGACGCACTCTTGAGGGCGCATCAATCATTTCCATGTCGTGGATAGGTAGGATGCAAAGCTCGCTACTGTTCTTGTCGATTGCAAAGAAGGCGGCTTCCTTGCGGTTATTCTTCGTGGCATAGGCACTAATCTGTGCGATGTATCCAAACGGGTCATCGTCTGATAGCCTGCCTTCCTTAAACTTCTTGAATGCGAATGACGATGCTGACTTGATGTCAACCAGTACGTCATCAATCACGCAGTCCTGATGTCCAAGCACACCCTCAACCTCTACGGTATCCTGTGCCTCTTCTACCTTGTGTCCTGCGGCTCTGGTAAGACAAATCAGGAGAGCCTCAAGAACATGACCCATTAAGAACTTAATCTTGGTCTGCCCATTGATGGACTCCCCCTCTTCGCCTTGTACTCCGTACCAAATCTGACGGTCTGGTTTGCCGATTGAAGACAGACGTAGGTGTGATGCACCTTCACGCTGGCCTTCACGGAGTATAGTTTCGACAGCCTCTCGCACAAGGCCGCCGACTTCATCAAGGGCTTCCTTAACATGAGCCTGCTCAACATCAGCACCTTGCTCAAGCATAGTGTAAATGTCAGGGATAAGTGTGTCTAATGTTTTGGTCATGTGGTATCCTTTCGGTTGGCGAACACGGCAGGACTTGAACCTGCAACCTGCAGATTAGAAGTCTGCTGCTCTATCCAGTTGAGCTACGTGTCCTAGCTCTTACGTTTAACTGCCTTCTTAATCTTCTGTGCTTTGTGTGCAATGTATTCTTCCTCGTCTGCGAAGAAGTTATGTACACCCTTGATAAGACGTAGCTGTATTGCCTTTAGGTATTTGCCTCGTGGCATAGCCCAACCCGCAATGAATGCTACGACTGAAGCATAGACAGTCACCAGTATGGGTGCTAAGTTTGTTTCCATGATAATCTCCTATAAAAAGTGATGGAGTCCCCAACCCTCGTATCCATCTTCGGAAGCCTATATCTTGGTGCTTCCCCCGTGCAGTTAACTAACGACTAGAAAGGAACTGAGTCGTTCATGTTATCGTCTGCGATTGGTGCGGCGGCTTCTCCGATTACGTCAAAGTCTTCGGCATTGCCACCTGCATATTCAACAAGGCTCACTACTTGAACCTTCTTCAGGATTGGAGAAGTACCAGACTTGCCGTTCATCTCCCACTCGAATGGTGTGTACTGTACGTTGCAGACACTACCATTTCCCACTAGGTCTGAGAACGGTTTCTTCTGTCCGTCCATGACTACTGGTGCATCGTTCTGTGTACCGTCACGGCGTGATACTTTTTGACGAATGTGTACGAAGTCGCCACGCTCATCGCCCTTGTTCTTGATTGCTACACCGTCTGCCTCGAAAGCCTTACGGTTGTTGTCGTCTACCAGCATGTCCAAACCCCACTCTGGTTCGTAGGTTGTGTTAGGTGCTTGAATTGCTGCCCAATAAACTTTTCCTGATACAATAGTCATATGTTTTAATCTCCTAAATTGGTTTTCGTTTTGGTTTTCGTATCACAAACAACACCATTGTTGCTGCGATTTTTGAATTATCTCACATCCATAATCGAATGTCAATAACTTTTTTCACTTTAGTGAGTGTCAGCCCAGTTGTTACCAGTCTTATACTCACAGTCGAGAGGACAATTAACCTTGAGCGATTGCTCTGTCAGTGTCATTGCCTTCTTGGTTACAGCACCGAAGGCTTCTTCCTGTCCCTTACGTACCTCGAATTGGTATTCGTCATGTACGCTTGCAACAAGCTTGAAGTCTAGCTGTGCCTTGGTTGCCTCGATGATAATAAACTTCAGCCACTCCTTACATACGATTGCACCTGCTCCCTGTAGTAGGGTGTTGAGTGCCGCATGTTTGTTGCGAACCTTAAGGATACGACCATCCAGACCAATAAGATAACCTCTGTCAGCCAACGTGTCAACCTTTTTGCGTAGTGCTTTCAAGGCTGGCATGTTGTTGAGGAAGTTATCAATCAGACGTTGACCATCTTTGGCTGTGCCATTAACGACCTGTCCAATCTTGCCTGCACCAGCACCGTAGAGGAACGCATAGATAAACGTCTTCGCATTGTCCCTGTTGGGTAGCCCTGCGGCCTGCTGGTTAGCTGTATGCACGTCACCTTCCACAACTTCTTTCGTGTAGGCTTCGTCATTCATATAGTGTGCCAGCATTCGTAGCTCAAGACCTGATGCGTCAGTACCCAGCAGTGTGTAGTCGTCACTCGATACTGTCCACAATGCTCTGCACTCCTTACCATAAGGTGAGTAGACAGCAGGTACTTGTGCCATGTTAGGTGATGTGTGAGCCATGCGTCCTGTAATGGTGCGCAATGTAAGCACTCGTCCATGCACCTTGTCGTTCTCGTCTGCCGCCTCAATCCATGATTTGATTTGCGACACACGCTTCTCCAGTAGTAAGTAATCAGCAATCAACTTGGCCTGTGGTATGTCAGTCACCTTGGACAACACTTCTTCAGAGACAATAGCCTGTCCCTTCTCAGTGTAGGCATGTGGCTTCCAACCAAGTGCAGACAAGCGTTCAGCTATCTGCTTACGTGAGCCTGGATTGAATACTGTTACTTTATCTTTAAGTCTTTTACCTGTCTTCTCAGATATTCTAATCTCTGTGATAGGCTTGAAGACTTCTTGAAGTTCGTTGTTAATCTTTGTTGATTCGTCAGACAGTCGAGCAACCAAGAGCATTGCGTTCTTAACGTCAAGTGTGAACCCGTTCTGCTCCTGCTTGTCGATGACTGCACGAACCTGATGTTCTAAGTTAATGCTACGTGCTGAGAAACCCTTGAGCGTAGGG